TTCAGAATATTGTACCAATTCAGCTTCACGTAAATTCATACCTAAATATGAAGCACACATAAAAACTAATTCATTCATACAATCTTCTGGTAATTCTATATCTGTTGATTTATCAATAGAATAAACAGGTTTATTGTTTACCACATCAAATCCCCATACAGGCGTTTTAGGCTTTCTTAAATATACCAACTTAACTGTTGATATAGTTTTAGGAAATATCTCTATCTTATCACCTATAAATCTTGCTACCCCTAACTTACCATTCTTTATTCTTTTACCGAATAGTACAGATGATAATTGTGCAGCCAACTCCGAATCTCTTAATATGCTAAAGTTAATTAAATCACTCTTTAATTCACCCTCTTTATCTAAATCATTTCTTACGTATGAAATTGTAGATAAATGTAAATAATCATTAGGTAATGTTATTATACCGTTATTTACCTTATACGCTTCATTTACTACAATCAAATATCGTAAGTCATCTGTAATCTTTTGGTTTTGCTCAAAGCCTACCATAGCTGAACCATCAGGCTTTTGCTGTTTAACATTGTGATAGCGTTTAGTTATCAACTCATAAACCGCCCTAGAGATACTCTTATTGAAATCTTTAGGAGTTAAAAAACCACTCTGACTTTTATTCGATATGAATTGTAAAAACTCATATACGCTATTTACATTTATCATATCTTTAAGTATTAAATAGAATCAAATGCTGCTATTATATCTGCTTCTGTATATGTTGAATCAATTGGATAACATAAGTTTATTGTAAAACTAAATCCACCCCATTGTGCAGGTTCATTTGCATCAATAGCTGTTGGATAAGTTTTAGTTGAATCAGTAATACTAAACCCTCCTATTTGTTCTTTATATGAATAATAAGAAGGTACATTAGCTCCTGAATCAGCTCTAGTAATTAACTTATAAACAGGGAAATTACCTATTGCAGTTCCTACTGAATCATCTGCATCTTTTTGTGAAATAACATTTAACTTACCATCAGTATCCAACCTTACAGAACCAAATACAGTGTTTAAAGTAATTACATGAGTATTACCTGTATCTAAAATGTTTCTTTGTGAAAATACATTTTGCCCTAAAAACATTGTTTGATTAGGAGCTAATACCGTTGGTAAAATTGAACTTTGAGAAATCATAACACCATAAGGATTTACGTTATAACCACCATCAGTTCCTGTATAAGTTTGAACATCCACATTGTAAGGACTTTGATAATCACTAAAAGGAGTTCTTAAAGTAGTTGAAGCTCCTGTTTGTGCTAAAGGTATTAATACTCTACCTGTAATAAAAACTATCTTACCTACAACTCTAATACTAGGATTAGTCCAACCTACTACTGGTGCAAAACCAAATGTACCATTGTGACTATTCATAACTTTCCAACCACTATCGTAATTGTTTAAAAAATCATCTGGATTAGCCCATATTCTATTACCTAATGTATCACTTGATAATATATATCCACTTACTAAAGGATTTCCTAATGAGTTTTCTTTCGTAGCTAATTGTGTAGCATCCACCAAATCTCTACCTCTACTATTCAAGATTAAAGTACCTCTCCACGCTCCTACATATTCAGCTAATATCACAGGCTTATTACCACTTGTAGGTGATGAAGAAGCTTGTAAATCAGTTAAAGGAATACCAAAGATAGTTACGTTGTTACCATCTAAAGTTATTTGTTGGTCAATATAAATAACAAAAGTATCTCCTTCTTTTGGAGTTCCTGCTCCTTGAATTGTCCATGATGAAGTTAATGTTACTGAACTTCCTGTAATTCTAACGTATTTCTCATCAACACCTGGAGTTAAATTTAATGTACCTCCACCTGCTGTTAATTCTACATCTTTTCTACCTAAAACTTCTTGTGGAAAATTCGCACTCCTAAACGCTTCTACTGTTAACGGAATACCTGGTGAGCGTGTTACTTCCCAAAAATCACCATCAATGAATTGTAAGTAAATTACACTATCAGTATCTCCTGTAACAAAACTAGCACTATTCGCTAAATTAATATTTCCTAACTCATTAATAGTTACCACCCTAGAAGCATTTAAACCTCTTATGATTAATGAATCACCATTAGAGAAACCTTCTGCAATAATATCTGTTAAGTTATCACTTGCAGCTAAACCTTCTGTATCTACCTCTATTTGAGTTAACGTACCTTTTCTATCTACTTTAATGCTTCCATCTAAAATTGTGTAAGCACGTATATCAATAGGTGCATTGTAAGGTCGTCTTACAATAAATGATGATATATCGGTTGCACCTGATAAACTTCCGTATGGAGCAGATACACTATCATTTATCCATACTTTAATACCTGTTTGTGCATCTATAATATCCTGCGATGAAGTACCACCATCTAAATCTGTTTTAGTAAATGCTAATGTACCTGTTACAGTTGCAGCTAAAGTTGATCCATTTAATGAAGAACCAAATCCAGACTGAATAAATATGTAAACAGTTTCACCTAATACTTGTGCAGTATAGTTTGGAGTTGAACTAAATGAATTAATAGCTGTTGCAGTTGCATTAGCCAAATCACTTAATGTAGCTCCAGAAATTGGAGTACCTGTATCAAATATGGAAACACCATTTATAGTTAAATCTGTTACAGTACCTGTACCACTTGTATAGGTAATTGTAGCTAAAGCTAAAGTTTCCCCAATTACAGGACTTGAACATAACAACATTTTATCAGCCTGCTCTTTGCCTGCTTTATTATTTTTAAATGTTGATATAATTGTATCATTGGAATTAGTTAAGTATATTAAACCTAAACCTGTTCCATATTTTGTTGCTTTGTTAAAACTCATTATTTAGTAATTAAAAAGTTTATAAATACTGATTGGTAATTTTCTGTAATGTACGATTGTGTTGGCGTACTAACTATATTATCACTAAACGAAATTAAAATATCGTTTACCGCTTTTTTTATAATCTTTAAATCTAACATCTGTAAATCTAACATATCTTCACTTGATGAAATTGTATTATCTTGTGAGTTGTATTTAACTACCTTAACTACATTAGCTAATACCTTGTAAGCATCACTTGAAACTTGGAAGTCTTTTATAGATATAACGTTATTAGATTCTGGATAGTTTAATAAAGATATAGATGCTCTATCCTCTATTGTAGGAGTTGAGAAATCTAATTGTGCAACGTTAGAAACATTAGTTACTGTAAAGTTTAAACTTGGTCTTGCATTATAAGGTGCAGTTGAAAATCTATATTGAACCTCTAATAAAAAAGACATTTGCTCTACAACATCAGGTACAACCCCACTTTTAATTGCAGGCGTGTAAGTTTTATTATTGCTACCATCAATCACCTCATTCACCTCAATAGTTGCTGAATCTTCTAAAGTAACTGTTACAATATTTTGTAAAGCGTTTACTAAGTCAGCATCTAAACTTAAAGTAAATGTAGTAGTGTTTCCTGCAACAGTTGATACAACTTTTAATTGGTTACTAGCAGATACAATATCTACATTGTTTGTAGAACCTAATCCTTGTATTAAAACGTTTCCTCCATCTTCACAGCTACAATCACTCGTACATCCTGTTACAGCTTGTATCTCTGCTAATATCTTATCTACATTAGTTGAGTTACCGCATTTTAATTGTGTCTGTAAACTACTTAAATACGAATTGGCTAAGATATACGCATTTTTATAGTTATTAGCTAAAACATCATTATTTCCTTTGTATTGTAAATAACTATTTAACGTTTTAGAAATGCAACAATAAATGTCACACAATTTAATATCACAAGTAACTTCTTTACTTAAAGTTTTCTCTAAGTAAAAAGTTGCTGAAAATCCATTTGTAAGCGTATAGTAATAATAACCCTTTACAGAAAATTCTTGATTACCTGTATAGAAAGTTGAAGTGCTTAATACATTTGTAAATCCTACTATCGGATTTAAGCTTAATACACTTGGGAAAAATATCTTATGCTCTTTAGTATATACTATTCCATTAACAGTATTATCAGTTAAAGATTCAACAAATCCAATTATAGTTCTATCTGTTGTTTTATCATAAGCAATACTATCAATTGTGTAAGCTCCATCATTATTGCTAGAACCTGATATGTTTACTAATTGTGTAACCTTAAATAATCCTACTACGTTACCACTAAAACTAACTGTATTATCAACTGTACTTACAGCTACAATAACAGCAGAATTAATTGGAGTTACCCCTGATAAATTATAAGCAGTTGTATCTGTACTTGTTAATAATGGTGATACACAATCTACATTAATACTTAAATCAGCAGTAGGTCTGTCTAAATTAAAATTATATGATTTTGTTCTTGTGAATTGTGTAACCCCTGCATCATCAGTCACAGTTAGTGTTACATGATAATCACCTTTAACAATATTGTTAGTACCTACATAAACAGGTAAACCAATATTATCTGATAACCTTGAAGAACTTAAATCTAAATCTGGTGAAGCAAAATTTACATTGTCGTAAATTGTTCCACTATCGGATACAATCCTAATTAAACCTCTTACATTTGAGGCAGTTACACCTTGTGAGGAATAATCAGTTACATCTGTAACCTTTAAAAAACTGGTGGTTTTATCGTTTAAAAAGTTAACCGAAAAATCTATACTACTTATAGCCATTTGTATATTTTTATAATTGGGTCAAATATACAAAAAAAACCGATAACAATTTGCTATCGGCTTTCTATTTTATTTTATTTTTTTTTATCCTTCTTTAATTTCGGATAACATCATCTTGATTTTTTGACCTAAGTCTAAGTCGTTATCAATCAATTCGCAAAACTCTGCCATTGATTTTCCTAAGTTAATATCATTTAATGACTTATCAGAAAACCTTGTCCAGGGACCAGCTTTATATAAAACTTTATGCTTTAACGCTTCTTTATACAAGATTTCGTTTTCACTATCGTTTGAGGTTACATCTAATCCACTTCTATTTGTAGTGAATGAAGGCGTTTTCATTAACTTAATTAACTTCTCAATTAACTCATTTGTTTCAGGACTTCTGAAAGATAAATCAGTTAAATACTCTACGTGATTAGTATTGATGCTAGGTACTTCACATACAGTTTGGATACCTCCTAATGTATATTCAATCTTAGCTCTATCAGCACTTACTTGTAAGTATTGCTCCTCAAAAGCTTTCATTACCCAATATTTACGCTTTCTCTCATCAGAGTTCATTTCTTTCTCAAAACGATTTGGATCCATCTGTATCATATCTAATAAGATAGTTCTCATCTCATTCACATTTAACGCTTGGTAATTTCTTACATCAAATGTCATACAGTAAGCCTGTAATTCACTTTCAGTACACTCAAATACTTTACCTTGTAGTTCGTATATCTTTTTCTTTGTGTCGATAATATTTTCTGATTTTCTTTCTTTATCCTCTTTAAAGAAAATCTCTGGTTTACCTGGCATTCTAAATTCAGAATTAGACCTGTTCCAATTACACAAATCTAAATATTGTCTTTTTAATTTATCCCTACCATCAACCACTAACATACCATCTACAAAAATGATTTGCCCAAATCGGTTTCTAGGAATATCAATTGAACTTTGCTCATCAGCAAATACACTTGTTTCCCCAGGAATATAACGTATAGTTCTATTACCAGTTCTTTTTTCATTTGTTTTTTTATCTATCCATGACATATAAACAATATCCTCCGATGGAAGTATTTTGTTTTTTGGATAGTAGCAATCTTCTAATGTTGGATTAACCGCTCGGTTTGTTAAGAAGTAAACGTGATTTTTAAAATCATCGTGTGTTGCAGGTTCGTAACCTGTCTTTGGTTTTTCTAATGTGTACATTTTATTTAATTTAATTTAGTTTACATTTAATCTAAAAAAAAGGGGTAAGAATACCCTACCCCAATTTTATATCTAATCGTTAAGTCATTAAACTCTTTCGATGTAGAAGAATCTGTTACCTCCAATACCTTGAAAACCACAAGCATCAGAGTATCTCATTGAGATAATATCTTTACCATTCTCGAATTGTGAGAAACCTTCAACTTTCGCTGCTTTTCTTTGTCTAACACCATTCTCATCAACTAAGTAACGAACTCTTAATGAAGACATTTTCTCACCAGTTTTTACATCCATCTTAGCATCAGTTGGGATAATCATACCTTCGTGTGGGTATCCGTAACCTTGTGCGCCTAATGATTGTAAATCGTTGAAGCTATCCATTGTTTTCTTCTTGAAGATGTAGTTACCAATTTGGTATTGGTTAAATTGGTAGTTGATAGCTGCATCTTGACCAAAGCTAAAGTTACCAAAAGTAATTGCTCCGTTCATTCTTGAATCAGCTAACACGTTATCAATAGCTACTGATAACTGAATACCACACATAAACAAGTTTTCTTTAGCTCCTTTTTGTGAATCTAAAGTAAATACAATTTGATCCATATCAGCTTTAGTAAATCCTACGTTAGCAGCATATCCTAAAGTGTTACCTTGTGATTGGATAAAAGGAATTAAACCTTCTGTTGTCATGAAAGGAGTACCAGCAGCAGCTTCTGCATTTGCTAAAGTTACGTTAGTTGTTTTCTTGTTAGTTAACAATGCTAACTCTCTAGTGTTTAAGAAACGTACATACGCATCTTCCTCACCTTTTAAGATGTAGTATCTTCCTTTTTGTCCTGATGGAGAAGTAAATTCTACCCAAGTTTTGATACCACTTGCAGTTGCAGGTAATTCAAAAGTTTCTTTAAACAACTGAATGTTGTTTGAGTATTTAGAAACCTTAGAAACTCTTGATTCAGGTTGAATATCACCTTCACCAAAAGCATTACCAACGATTGCAATTTCAGTATCAGTACCGTATGCAGGAATTGATTTACCAGTTTCTAATGGGATTGCTACGAATGTACCTGCTGCTTTATTAACAGAAGTTACAGTAGCTAAAATCATATCAGAAGAACTAGCAGTTCCACTTGCAGGTTTTAACGCAATAATATCTCTAACTCTTGCAGCGATAATATCCTTATCAGTTGAACCAACAAAAGGAGATTGTGATAAGCTGTAAGAATCTTTAGCAGCAGCAGCTAAAGTAAATGTTGCAGCAGCACCTGCTCCAGCACCTGCAGTAGTTGCTTTTAATTTAGGATAGATACGACCCTCCTCAAAGTGGAAGTATTCATAACCAGTTACAGGTTTCGCATATCCTGCGTTTAATAAAAATTCAGAAAGGTATTGATTTCCATATCGTTTACCTAACTCGTTGTCAAATTGTGGTTCATGCAAATCCATTGCAGATACAAATCCAAAATCTGAACTTGCACCAAAAGAACCAGCTTCAAAAGGTAGTGCCATAATTAATAAAAAAGTTTAAAGTTTATATTCCCAAAATTGCTTTTATGCCTAAATCTCTAGGCGATACTGTTTTTGTTCCTCCGCTTTTTTGACTTCCATCAAAATCCACATTGGATATTTCTTTAATAATTTCCTCTGCCTTATAGTTAGCATTTTGTTGAATTAAAGTCTTAACAACTGATTTCCAATTCTTCATCATGAACAAGTCTTGTCGCATTGATTTAAAATCGAAAGAGTTATTTTCTTTATCAGCATAACGCTTGTATATTTCAGCAGAATCCGTTATAGATTTTTCTACAAACTGTAAATCCTCCTCGTTAACCTTAAAGTTATATTTTTTATCTTTGTCTAAGTTAAAAGCTATTTCTTTAAAATCGTTTAAGTTAGTCTTTACTGCTGTATTCCATTTCTCAATCATTTCTTTCTGTTGTAAAGCTTGTTGCTCCATCTTTGCTTTAGCATCTTTATCTAAACCTGTTAAGTCTAGTTTTGGTAAATCAAATTGTGCATCATTCTTTAAAGCAGAAAGTTCGTTTCTGTACTCTTTAATCTTGTTTCTCAAAGAACTCTTATACCTGTTATTTTCAAGTATCTCTCTCTTATCAGCATCTTCTTCATCAAAGTTTATAGCTGAATCATACATCTCTAATTCAATCTGTATTTCTTTATCAGTTAAACCTTCTCTCTTTAATCCCGATACAAATACATCTCTATCGTTTAAAGCGGTTACATCTAAAGTTTTTACTTCCGCTATTTGCTTTATCTTATTCCAATCTAAATCACCATCCGTTAATAATGATGCCACCTTACTTAACTCTTCCTCACTTAGTAAAGGTTTCTTTTCCTTTAGTGATTTGTATTCGTTTACTAATTGTGCAACATCCTCAATCTCTAAATCAGGAAAACTCTCCTTAAACTTAGTATTCAAATCAAATACACTCTCTTCCTTTACTTCTTCTTTATTAACTTCCTTAGTTTCTGTATCAACTGAAAAATCAAACACATCAGAAGCAACATCTTCATTCTTATTATCCACCTCTAAGTTTTTACTCTCTTCTGCAACAATAGTTTCAGTTTTTACTTCTTCTTTTGTTTCAGTCTGAACTTCCTCCTTAGGAGCTTCCTCACCTTTACCTGCTACAAAATCTTTAAAGCTTGTTTCGGTTTTTAACTCCTCATCCTCTTTTATTTCAGCGGTAACATTAAGACTTTGCTCAATCTTACCCTTTAAAATTTCCTCTAACATATTATATTAAATTAAGATAAATTAAACTTATAATATCGCAAATATAATAAAAAAAATCTATAAACAAATTTATTCAAAAGTTTTTAAACTATTTCCCTCTTTTTTTTCAGGCACATAATCTAAAGCTTTTTGGAATTTAATCTGCTTGATTTTTTCCTCACCTCTTGTTTCTTCTTTCAACAATTCACCCTCTACTGTTATACCTGCTAACTTCATTTTGTATTCATACTCCATTTGAATTTCAGCTAACTTAGCCTGGTTCTTAGCTTGTATCAATTGCATTTCAGCTTGTGCAGCAGCCATTGCTGATTGAGTTTGCGCTTCTGCATTAGCTTGTTGTAAAGCTAAAGATTGTTGTTGCTGTAACTCCATACGCTTTCTACGTTTCTCTTTCAACAAATCAATAGCAACCTTAGTATTAGTTTTTAATACATCTCTTACCTCTAACGCATCCTCTAAGTCTATATTACCAGTTTGTAAAGCTCTCTCAACCTCCATTAAGATTTGCTCTATCTCATCAACGTTTGGTAATAAATCTATCTTGATACCCAATGTTGCAGAAGAAACTTCTTTATTCAACTCTAATATATCAATAGTTTCTTTACCTAAAGCAGGAATAAATCCTTTTAATCCGTTTGGATCATACTTAGATTTCATCTGTAACATTGTACCACAATGAGTAGCTACTCTATTCATTAATGATAAGAAAGCATCAACCAATGGTCTAGTTGTATTTCTTGAAGAACCAATTGCCATTTTTTGTACTCCAACTAATGTCTTACTGTTAGGCGTACTTCCATCTCTAAACTCATTTAAACCAGATACAGTTCGTATCATATCTAAATGGTAATTATACAAACTAATAAATCCTTGTATCTCACCAACGTTAAATCCATTTGGTGATGATGATATAGGACTTCTTTGCATTGTATTATTATCCAAATCAGTTCCTCTAAAATAGAAGTTACCTGTTTGGTCGTAAATCTCTACTAATTCTAATGGAGTAATTGAACCATCACCTTTGCCCACAATTACATTCTCTAATCCTGAAACATCAATCATTAAACCACTAGGTTTAGCTTTAGCTATAAATTGCTGTATCTTTAAATGAATTAATTGTATCTGGTCTGCGTGCGGTATCATACGCTCTACGATTGACTTATTGTCCATATCGTAAATATCTTGTGCGTATATCTTAAACCTACTATGTACTTTACTACTATAAGCATTATTATTTTTTGGTCGTGCCATATTCTTACGTAAACCGTAATTCATTATATAGTCGCTTCCAACTATCCACATACCATCGTAGTAACACTCTAAATCTTTAGATAATACTTCAATCTTTTTCTTAGATTCTTTATTCGGCTCGTAACCTTTACTTTTTTTATTCAAAAAGAAACCATCTTCCTGGTAATATTTCTTTTCGTAAGTAACATTAAAGTTACTACTCTTAAACTCAAAATCTAATACATCAATATAGAAGTCATCAAAGTTTTCTAAACTTCTTGAATCATCATAATAGTAAGCACCCTTTTCAGATAACCTATCTACTGAATATCCATCCCTATTTCTACCATAAGTTTTTACTATATCAATTAATTCCTCATCACTTAACGTTTTATTGATTAACCTTAAATCATGAAAATTCATCTTAACAACCTCTCCTGCATATTCTAAATCAGAACAGTCAGGTCTAGTAGTATATGGTATAACTAAATTTCTAGGATCAACATAAGCTATCTTAATATCATAGTTAGCATCAAAGTAAGTTTTAATTGCTCCCCACTTCAATACTATCATATCTCTCAATACACGCTTTTTGATTTCCGATATTTCATTATTCTGGAATACAAAAGATAAAGCTAACTCAATTGCTTTTTCACTTGATTGCTTATATGTATTCTTTAAATATGATTGTATCTGCTCCTCATTCTCCATTGTAGGCACTTCTTTATCTACAACAGATGTTCCTGCTATTTGTTCTAACTCTTTGTTTATATCCTTTAGTAAGAAGTTAGCGTATAGCTTGGCTTTCATTTCGTCAAATTGTGTAAGGCTACGGTCATCAATAGCCTCTGCCGAAACTCTAAAGTCTTGTTCCATTAATTCACCAACTAACAAGTCAACGAATTTAGGAATGATAGGTATGGGAGTAAAATCTAAATTCAAATATGATTGGTCGCCATTTAAACCTAATAAATCCTTAAACTTATCTATGCTGTGAGTACCCTCTGCATATTTTCGGTTACGAACAAATTTCTCTTTCTTATTAAACAAAGAAGATGTATCCCTAGTATATACCTCGTATATAGCTCTAGCGTATTTTAAACCATATTCGTTTTCCGACTTCTCCTCCTTACTTGCTGTCCGAGAAGGAAAATGATAATTTTTATCCATATAACATTTATCTATCTATTTGCAAATGTAATAAATATTATCAATTGTACCTTTTGTTTTTATATGTTTTTACTAAACTATTTATTTTTAGCTTATTAACGCTTAATTCTTCGTGCGTTCTGTTATACCTTGTTGAACCTGCTAATGCCAAAACTGCTGCAACAAACTCATCGTAATCTGTCCACTTATCTGGCTTAAACGAAATCAGGCACTTGCACAATTTGTTAAATAGCATATTCCCATAACGCTCCTCACTCTCAAAGTACCCCACATTCTCATTGATATACATTTCCATCATCTCCATTAAATTCTGCCTTAACTCGGCACTATTCATTGGAATACCTTTCTCCTTCTGTTTCTTTGATGAAAAACTTACGTGCGTACTCTTAGGTCTATCCATTAAGTAAAACTCCTTACCTTTCATTCTAAAGTAATTAATCAAACCTATCTTGTTATTCTCCGCTAATACCTCACAACCATAAAATACACAAGCCTTTAATATATCCTCCCAAAAGTCCTCTGGGTTACTTGGTCTGTTTACATACTCGCATACGAACATTTTGCTGAATTGTGCATCCATCACGCTCAATTTCTTAAACACATAAAACGCTCCGTTTGAACGCCTACTGTCTGTTGTTATCCTATGGTCAAAGGGGTCAACCCCTGCACTTAAACTCAAAAAGTTTATCGGCTTTATTACACCTTGCACAATTTGTGTCTTGTTCCTATAATCAACCTCTGGAAACCATAACACACTAAACCTACCATTCTCACTAGGTAAAAAATCAACAACTGTCTTAGCCTCATCTTTCCATACAAAATTACCTTTCGTTATAAATGAAGCAGGTAAGGTATTGTTATATTCAATCTGCTCATTTAATCTTATTACATCAAAGATACTGTCC